GTTTGAGAGAGTGTACCTTATTAACCAAACACTCTCACCAATTATTTTATATCATGCGTGTATACATTTCTAATTATCGTGACCACTGGATTTCTCCATACACAATGTTGGAGAAAATCATCTTCTGGCGTGAGATTGATTATAATGAACCACTGATTGAAAAGTGGTCTGATCGTTTGCTACCAATATCAAAAGCAATTCAATGGTTCCTTGATTCCGTTCGTCCACGTGTAGTTGATGTGAAGATTGATTATTGGGACACATGGAGCATGGACGCAACATTGACTCCTATCATTCTTCCGATGCTCAAACAACTTCGTGATACCAAACACGGTTCAGGTTATATTGAACTTGAAGATGTTCCAGAATATATGAGAACAATCGACAAGAATGATTACCATTATGGTCAACAAACTTTTGATTTCTATAAAGAAAATGTTGATGCACGTTATGACATTCATGACCGTTATGAGTGGGCACTCAACGAAATGATTTTTGCGTTTGAGAAATTATCCGATGAAAACTGGGATAGTGAATTCTGGTCTGACGATAATAAGAAATGTTATTGGGATGCCCGTCAGAAAGTGCAAGATCGTATAGATAATGGTCTGCGTCTATTTGGCAAGTATTATCAAACATTATGGGATTAATATGACAGAAGAAGATAAAAACTCATTTGAAAATTGGTTTAAAACATTGAACAGAGATGTCTTTTTACCGCATAAAGAAATGATGAAAGTTGCATGGGAAGAGGCAATAAAACATGAACAAAATAAACCTGTGCGTACTTATCGTTGGGATGGGGTTCTAAGATAACTAAATAAGAATACTGGCATCACACACACAATCGCCAGTATAACACACACAGGAGTAAACACATGAGTAACTTAACACCGTTCGAGATTCGTCTTGAACTTCTAAAAATGGCGAAAGACCTTTTATTGGAAGATTATAATTCCAATAAAGAACGCCTAATCAATGAATGGCACGTGAAGGTAGAGTCCGCTAAATTAAACGGACAATCAATACCAGAACATCCAGCCTTTCCGTCATATCCCACAGAAAACGAAATCATTAGCAAGGCTCAGTCCTTGAACGGATTCGTATCTAACATTACAGCAGAAAAGACACAGAGCAAAAAATCTGCCTGATGGGAACAGGTGTGCTTCGGCACACCTCTAACTTATAGGAGAAAGTATGCGTTACATCACACCTTTAATTTGTAGTATCTTTGCAGCATTTGTTTTATATGTTGGTCATGCAGCGGCACAAATTCGTATGCCAGTTGCACCAACAGTTCAACTAGATGATTTATCCCCGATTGCAAGATCGGAAGTAGAATGTCTTGCACAGAACATGTATTTTGAGGCAGGCCGTGAGCCAAAACTTGGTCAACTTGCCGTAGCATTCGTTACACACAATAGAGTACAATCTGGCTTTGCCGATACTTATTGTGGTGTAGTAAAACAAAAAGCCGATGGTGTTTGTCAGTTCTCATGGTTTTGTGAGAAGAAAGCAAAGGCTATGATTGACAAAGGCCTATTGACAGTTGAGAATAATGCAGTGTATAATAATATAACTGATCTAGCGTTGCGTTTTTATTTGTACACAGAAACATTTAAAGATCCAACGAAAGGGGCATTATTCTTTCATGCAGATTATGTGAAGCCAACGTGGAGTAACATTCGACACACGGCACAAATTGGTAGACATATTTTCTATAATAAGGTAAAACGTAGCACATGAGCATTTTAAACAAAAAGGAGAAGGTGATTATGGAGAAGGGATTGAGTAGTACAACCACAATATCAATTACTGTGGTTCTACTTTCAATCGTTGCTGCTATCTGTTGGTATGGTCTAAATGACCGAAAACTTATGGCAGCAAATATTGAAAACGCAATCGCAAAAGGTATTGATCCACTGACAGTCAGGTGTTCATATGCCAAAAGTGATGACATAGTTTGTATCGCACACGCAGCAAATCGTAAATAAACAGGAGACTATATTATGAGAGAAAGTTACGGAGAAGCAGAAGATAAACGCCATTTTAGGTTTTACTATGATGACAATCAAGGTAAAAGTATAACTATGAATGTATCAACATCCGACGGTGCATATAAGATTGTCAAAGAATTTGAAAGATTTATGAAAGCGTGTGGTTATATTTCTGATCTTCATCTTACTATTCGTGGACCATCACAAGATAAAAATCTTGCGCCAAGAGAGAATGTTATAGCACAAGCAGCAAAAGAAGAACGTCTTGCTAAACCGAGTTTTGATTTTAGTAATATTCCTAATAATAACTGGGTCTTTGGTACACAACCAATTCCTACTTTGACGACTGCTGACATATCAGCTATGAGTGTTAGCCCTGATCCTTGGACAAAAAATCAATTCCCTACAATGGCACCTTTGACTACAGAGCAAGTATATGCTTGGTCTGCGGATCTACCAAGCAGTGGTGGTGAAAAGGTAAGAGTTCAATTCTAATGCCAACTAAAGATGAGATGCTAAAGTTTTCTTTGCAGATTGAACGTTTGGTTGCAAATACAGATTACACATATCTTGAAGCTATCAGCGAACACTGCAAAGAAACTGGTTTGGAAATTGAGGTTGCTGCTACACTCATTACACCAAATCTTAAAGCTAAAATTCATGAACAAGCAGAACGTTTGAATATGTTAAAGGTGAAAGGTAACCGTTTACCAATATGACGGGCTATGAAGCATTTTGTTTATACAATTCTCTCAAACTTCACTTCAATTCTGATACCTACGATTACTTTAAATACAAAGGTAAAGTGAGTACCAGTATTGAAGCGTTTGAGAATCGTAAAGACAAATATTATTTTTATAAACTGAGTCGTAGGTTCACCAATGCTGAACAAGGTCGTGATTTTATTGTTGCTAATTTCGTGCATGATCCTAATGTTTGGGTGGGGAACCTTCTTACTGAAGAATCCAACATTCAATATCGTAAACGTCAGAAGGTAATTCAATCATTAAGCTATTCGTTTACAAATGAAGTTGATTCGTTAATGAGTCAGGAGAATCCAAATGATCTATTAATGATCCATGATGGAGATTATCCAATTCTGTTGACGAAGTTACTTCACGATGATGTATCATTAGAAACAATTTGTATAATGAATTCGTTAATGAACTTTGTGCCGATGTGGGATAAAAAAATAACAGATACGATTCATTATCCAAAAATAAGTAGGACAATAAAAAAATACACACCGTTCATACAGTTTAATCAAACAAATATGAAAATTATTTTAAAGAAAGCATACGATGCGAATACAGAAAATATATCTTGATATGGATGGAGTCATCTGTGACTTCTATAAACGATACTATGAGATATTCAACGTCGATCTTCCAAGTGCTCGATCACATGGAGAAAAGATTAGTCTTGAATGGAATAAATTTGTAGAAGGTAAAAACTTTGAAACTTTAGACTGGCATGCTGGTGGTCTTGAACTTTTGAAGTTCATTATTTCTTTAGACATACCTGTAGAAATTCTTTCCTCTTCTGGTGGTCATACACATCACGAAGAAGTAAAGAAGCAAAAAAAGGTTTGGTTGAAACGTCATCACATTGACTTTACAGCCAATATTGTACCTGGACGTAAGTTGAAAGCTAACTATGCCAAGCCCGATATTATCCTCATCGATGATACTGAGGACGTAATTGACGATTTCAATATGGCTGGCGGTATAGGTATACTTCATACTGATGCGGATAAAACGATAAAAATCGTGCAATCAATCCTTGACGACACATATATACATGTATATAATGAATCAAGTGAACAAGATGCACATATAATTTAACACACTAACTTATACGAGGTACATAAATGGTAGATTTTTCTAAACTCAAAAACAATCGCAATTCTTTCGAGAAACTAACAAAAGCGGTTGAGTCAATCAATACTCCAGCAGAAGGTTCTAAAGGCGATGATCGTTTTGGCAACCAGAAGTAGACAAAGCAGGTAACGGTATGGCAGTCATTCGTTTTCTGCCAGCTCCAGCAGTAGATGGTGATGATGCACTTCCTTGGGTACGAGTATTCAATCACGGCTTCCAAGGCCCAGGTGGTTGGTATATCGAAAACTCTTTGACTACACTCAATCAAAAAGATCCTGTTTCAGAATACAATTCAGTTCTTTGGAACTCAGGTATTGAAGCAAATAAAGAAATTGCACGTAAGCAGAAACGCCGTCTTACATACATTTCTAATGTTCTAATTATTTCTGATCCAAAGAATCCAGAAAACGAAGGACAGATTAAACTGTACAAGTTTGGTAAGAAAATCTTTGATAAACTTACCGAAGCAATGAATCCACAGTTCGAAGATGAGAAAGCAATTAATCCATTCGACTTCTGGGATGGTGCTAATTTCAAAATCAAGATTCGTCAAGTTGAAGGTTATCGTAACTATGACAAGTCTGAGTTTGAATCTCCTTCTTCTTTGTTTGATGGTGATGATAAGAAACTTGAAGATTTGTGGAAGAAAGAATATTCTCTCAAAGAGTTTCTTGATCCTAAACACTTCAAATCTTATGATGTGCTGAAGGCAAAGCTTGATAAAGTATTAGGCTTAGATGGCGCACCACCAGTATCAAAGGTCAAAGCAGAAAATATTACTCCTGCAATGACTACATTATCTCCTGACTTGGATGATGATGAACTTGATTACTTTAAGACTTTAGCAGAGGACTGACCTCCTTTATCTGGGTCCTTTGCGGCGGCACCTTCGGGTGCCGTTTTTTTATGCCTTAGCTAAAACGTTTGTGCGTTTAGTTTCTTCCACACTATTGTTTGTTGTACGTGCGTCTACGTAAGTTGGATTTTTAGGTTTCGCTTGCTCACGTTGTTGCTTAGTTACTTCAGAAGAATTTTTTGATAATTCTGTTCCAGTTTCTGGTTTACCTGTAGATACATCAACTGGTTTACCTTGAGCATCTGTTGATGTAGTAGAACCTTTTGGTGCGTCTGGTGTTGGAGCACTACCAGCAATTTGAATATGCCAATCTTCCTTTTTTCCTTTACCTACCTTTGCTGATGTAACGGGTCTAGACAATCCAAATTTTTCTAACCAGCCAGTTGGTTCATCT